GCAGGGATCGCGCTGAATTCCCTTCAGAATGGATCTCATCTCATTCCTTCGTAGACTTATCAACCGGGTTCACAAGCGCACCATGCGAATAAGCATTGCTGTAGAGTCGAACCAACTCTCCCTTACCAATGGAATTCTGTCTGGCTGTATCAAGACTGACCGTATAGTCTAATAGACGAAATCGATCCCGTAGAACATTTCGATCGATTCGGGCGGCAATCCAGTGCCAGCTTTTGGGGCATAAGTTCTCCAACCCCGTCTCTACGATTTCACCACAGGCTCCTCCATAGGCTCGAATGGCAAAGTCGGCATCCCTTGGTGGTGTAGGTTGACCTCTTTCATCGGCTGGACCCAGCCCTACAAACTCCCAGTCTGGATGCGTAGTGGGTAATGTAATAAAGGGACGAGCATGAAATTTTCTCTCCCAGATTTGAAAGCAACACTTGGCGGCCATAGGAGGATGAAAAGCACATGGCTCCAAAGGGATATCTTCATCCCATACCAAGTGATAGGATCGGGGCAGTTTATTGTGAATGCTCACACGACGAAAGGTGCGTGGAACAATGAAGGCGATCACATTCGACCATTGTGCAGCGTGTTGAAAGAACCGAATCGCAAGTGAACTCACTCGACCAAAGGGAGGATTGCCAATCACCAAAATGGGGGCCTCCATTTGAGGCGGAGTGTACTGAAAGAAATCCTGTTGAGTAATTTCGGGGTGTTGTGGGGAAAGATCAATCCCCACTCGTTTTTTAGTAGGGATTTGTGTCAGAAAGCTGCCATTGCCCGCACTGGGTTCGATGACTAATCCCCAATCCGACCAGCGATAGCGATCACCTACACGCTGTATGCATGCTTTTGCAACAGCGGGAATGGTGTAGAATTGATCAAGTCCTGCTTCACGCACTGTAGTACAAGAGGCCATTGTATGATGAATTTATGGATATCCTATCTTCAAATTTATATGATGAAACGCGTTTACAACATTCGTGACAAAAAAGGGTCGCTGTACTAGAATTATCATGGCAGCACAAGGAGGTGTAAATGTCAATCTCCGGAAGTTTGTAATGAAATCTATTCCACAAGATGCGGTGGCTGTCTTTATTGGCCGCCGCCGCACAGGTAAGTCCACACTCGTTCGTGATTTATTGTTTCACCATCAAGATTTACCAATGGGCTGTGTCATTTCCGGAACGGAAGAGTCAAACGGTTTCTTTAAAAAGATTGTCCCACCGATGTTCATTCATGGAGAGTACAATCCTGTGATTTTGGCGAACTTTGTCAAGCGTCAAAAATTGGTCATGGCGCGCATTCAGCAAGATGAGGGCAAGGGCATCAAATCGAATATTGATCCCCGTGCCTTCTTAATTTTGGATGATTGTATGTACGATGATTCATGGACTCATGACAAGAACATTCGCTATCTCTTTATGAACGGTCGTTGGTTGAAGGTGTTCTTCATCATTACCATGCAGTTTCCTCTTGGTATTCAGCCCGCACTTCGTACCAATGTTGACTATGTCTTTATTCTGCGCGAACCCTACATGAATAACCGTCGCCGTCTCTTTGAAAACTATGGGTCGGCCTTTCCCTCCTTTGAATTTTTCTGCCAAATGATGGATCAGTGTACGCAAAACTACGAATGTCTGGTGATTAATAACAATACACAGAGCAATAAATTGGAGGATACCATTTTCTGGTACAAAGCGGAAGTTCATGGAGAATTTAAGATGGGTGCGCCTGAATTGTGGCGTCAGTCTGAGATGTTGGCGCGTATCAAAGAGGAGGAGGATATCAATCAGTATGATCCTCGTTCTTCACAGAAACTGAAAGGCCCCGCGATCAATGTAAATAAGAAATATTAATAGGATGAATCGATACAGCAAACATCTGTCTGGTATTGTGTTTATGATATTGTTGGTTGGAATGATTGTATATTTTGCTGTAAATCTACGGTCATGCGATTCCTTTGTGGATGCGGGTCGTTGTGGCGTAGATTTGCCCTCTTGTTCAGGTAAACATATACGGTGTATGAATGCATACTGCAAATCGGATATCCCTCCTGAGCTTCCTTGTCTATCCGATTTACCCATGACGCCGCCGACGCGTTATTAATAAAACCTCACCCTGTGTTAGAAAATGGCTCACTCCAAATCAATGGGTATTGTTGCTATGGTTATTCTACTTATTCTTGCTGTTACTTTGCTACCAATGATTGTTCGTTATGTTAATCGTATGGAGTCTGGTTATCTTGATGGATTCGCAATGGTCCCCGTAAGCGGATTTCGTGATTACATGACCCCCATGGATGTTGTCAATGATTCCGCCGATCAAGGAGTGACAGATATCCCTGCCATTGGTCGTTCTTCTCAGCTTCCCTCGTGGCGCCCTGACCTCAATACCAATTACCTGTGCCGCTCTCCGAATGAAAGCGGAACGCCGTGCCCAGAGGGTCAGTTCTGCGATGGCACAACACAAGCATGCGTCCCCGTCTATGCTGGTGGTAATCCCAACAAGAACTATGTTGGATATTATGCCTAACAAAAAACTCATAATAGTTTCTATTATTTATTTTTTGTATATGTGTATATTTATGTATTTACTTTGACTCGGATGGCGCATCGGGTGTAACTACCTCATTCTCTACCACCTTCTCCACGGAAACCGCCGCCGCCTCCACCTTGCGCTGAAACGCCAAATCACCCTGGCCGCCGAACATCGCATCGAACGAGCCAGATGATGAACCACCCACAGGCGCACCAATTACCTGCTTCGAGCCCTTCGTACGCTCCTCGAAGAACTTCTCGCGCGAATCCTCGTTCTCCTTGTACTTCTTCATGAGCGTATTCAGCTGATCATTCGCATACTCCTGGTCTTGAACCTCGTGTGGCTGAGGATCCCACGGAGTCCACTTGCCGACATCTGCCATAAAGATATTGTGGTACTTGTCCTTTGACTGGAGCTTCTTTGCCTTGAGTTCCGCCTCCTTCGGATTGCCATACACACCGCGTACCTTTACACCGCGAATGGAAGTGCGAAACTCATTCTGTGCGTGGAACTCCTCCTCGAGCTTGGCCTTGTGCGAATACAAGAAATCATCATAGGCCTCGTTGATCTTCGTCTTGTTGAGATCCGCCTTGCTCTTCTGAACGAAGGAACCATAGGAAGTCATAACATCATCCACACGCAGACGATTCTTACGGCAAATGGCTGCCGCCTCAAATTGGTCCTTTTTCTCAAGCTCTGCGGCATGTTCGTTCAACTCCTCATTCACATGAGTTACGGTATCCACCAGGAACTTCTCCAAGTTCTTAATCTTCCAGTCAACCTCATAGGCATGGAGGAAACGCTTAAAAAAGAATAGGTCCTTCTTTTCAAGCACTTTCTCCGGACTCAGAAAACTGAGGAGCACATAGCGCTGGCCTGGAATCTCGGTGTCTTCGTCTAGAAAATCTTCCAATACGGTGTCGGGTTTAGTAGCGGCGCTCATCTCTACATGTCTCTGTTTGTCATGCTTTAAACTCATTCCCCTGCCTGAACTCTTTAGAGTTCAGATGAGTTTTTTTCTTGAGACTGAATATAGAAACATGATGGGCTACGGATTTGCTGAAATTGTTAACCGCGTTATTAAGTATCTGATCGAGGGTCTCGTGATTGCCGCCGCGGCCATCTTTATCCCCAAGAAGGCCCTCCCGCTGGATGAGGTTGCCACCCTCGCTGTTCTCGCCGCCGTTGTGTTTGCCATCCTTGATGCTGTCAGCCCGAGCGTGGGTGTTACTGCAAGACAGGGAGCCGGGTTCGGACTCGGCGCAAATCTCGTTGGCTTTCCTGCCCGTTTGTAAGTACCCATTTTTGAATAAACATGAATCCATTTCGTGTATTAGATCAAAATGTGTAATACCCCCCTCCCTATGATTGTTTTCTAAAAGCTGTAAAAATAACATATACTCCCAAGTATAGGATATTATGTTGTTGGATTGATTATTGTGTAACAAATAGCGCTATCAAGCTTAGAAATATGTGTTTCATATATTGATTTTGAACTAATAAAGATGCATCGAGGTTCCTTCCCTTGTATTTTTCCCATTTCATTTTGAAGAACTTTCTTCCAATCATATGTATTATTCCAGATATCAGTTTGACTAATATGAATGATAGAGAATCCTTCTTTGATACAATATTCAATCTTTTCAATATCTTTTATTTGGACGCTTTCAGGAGTATTCCAATTGGATATTTGTGTAAAATGTTGTGCACCATCCACTTCAATTAGAATCTTTTTAGAAACAGATCCAAAATCAAATGGCATGATATTTCCTGTATTCGAAAAGCGACACCAGGGAAAGCGCATCTTGCTGGAGTTCATTTTGTGAACTCCAGCAAGATGCGCGTGGATGTGTCGCAAAAGAACGATCATAACATGTTTTACATGACTCTTCTCCACAAAGTAATTTTTGTGTTGGTAAACAACTCATTGATTACTTATTTAATCTGGAAATGGGAATCAATTTTAAGCTCCTGGATTTGCCATAGGTGTTAATTTTATATATATTTCCTTATAAACTCCCGAGAACAAAGCGTCACATCAGTTAAGTCTCCTCGATCAATAATCCCCTGAATATCCGAATGAACTTTGCAGCTGTTGGTTCGCACCAGGGTCAAAGATAAATCGCGACGCCCAACGAGTAACGGAGTCGCCAGAAAAGTTGCCAGCTGACCATAATGAAGTTTGGTTTTGGGCCCATAATATTTCACTTGAACGATATGCTGAAAACATTCATCAATGACATCGATCCCCTTGTCAGTCAAAGGAAACCCAGCATTTCGTTTATGGCTCAGAGGAAGATCCTGATAGACATAAAAGGGACGACTGTGCTGCTTGGTTAACTGGATGGCCGCGTAGTATTCAAAGAGAGTGGGTCGGTGTGTAATATGGAACATCTGATCCTTCAAATAACGGAGATGAGAATGCATGGTATAGAATGTATTCAACAATGAAATATATCAATTTTATGCTGATTATAATTTATCAAACATCGAAAACATTTTAAGACCCTCGTGAAACAGACGGACATCCGCCAAAATCTTTTTCGCGAGCGCCTTCGTATTTTTATTACGATAGGATGAAAACACCCAAATATTTGAATTATAGTGTTTCCAGTGCTGATACTGTTTATAATCTGATCCAATCGTCATATAAATGCTATACAGTTCTTTCTTGTATGCCTTGTGCGTTTCGTCCATTGGAGGCCGCGAAACAGAAGGTTCACAGGGGGGTGTCTCAATCATTTCAAAGGAATCCTCAAAAATGAGGCTCATCCATTTTAGCATGCGATCCATTTGTAGTTGATCGAGTTCACGCTCATCATCGACATCGGACCGAACCAGCGTCGGAGTCGGCCGATTCCCTCCTGAAAAATAAGAAGTATACATACCTGTTACACTGGATGCCATGATTGGCGCAATATTATTCACCACCAAGTGGTACATAAATTCGGTTGCCACGGTTGCCATTTGTTGTAGGAGGGAATTATATTTTCAGACCTTCGGTTAAGAAAGCAGTATGCTTTTTACTATTAAAATGCCTATTTTTCTGATAAAACTGATATGTTCCACCACACTCACATGTATGAATGGCTCGCTCTTGTTTTATTCTTGCTTCTGTTTTTTCTTTCTTTTCGATTTGACGAGAAAGACGCTCTTCTGCTATTTGATCGGCGTTCTCCTCTCTTTTCTTTTTCTCCCAGGCCCGTTGACGAGCTCGGATTTCATCCGAATGCTGTTTTCGATATTCTTTATAGTATTCTGACTGTTCTTGTTTGTGTTCTTCATAATATTTCATTCGCGCACTCTTGACTTGTTCTGAATGCTCTTTGGCATATTGCTTTTGTTTTTCGCATAATTCTTTTCGGTGATTTTTACGATAGACTTCCTGCTTTTTAAGGATTTCTTCGTGATTATCTTTGCGATATTGTGTTAGTTTAAGAAGAATATCACTTTTGTTTGCTTCATAATATTCTTTTACCTGTTCTTTTCGTTCAGTTGGTGATAAGTGTGCACGATTAATATTAAGGCATAATGGATTCTCTTTCTCTTTTGTGATGTATTCATCTTCTCGCTTACTAAGTTCTTTTTTTGTGTCACACGGATAATCTTCGAGTAGTTCAATAGAGGCATTTTCCCAGCCAATTTGATTCATATGATTATAAAAGTTTGTTTTGTCTTTTTTAGAAAGCTGTTTGTGGTGATGTAATCGGCGCGGCAATGTCTGTGTAGTGGATCCTATATAATAATGGCCATCAATGCATATAATCCTATAAATTTTTCCACTTTTATAAATATTAATGGTCATATGATTTAGACATAATGGATCATTTTTCGATTGAGTGGTATGGTATTTTTCGCGATCTGTTAATTCTTTTTTTGTGGTACATGGATAATCTTCAATCAGTTCAATCGTAACATGGTCCCAGCCAATTTGATTGATGTATTCGTAGATTTTGTTGACACCCTGCTTTGACATACTAACATGCTTGTTAAGCCTTAAATTTAATGCCTGCACTGTGGATCCAATGTAATAATGTCCATCATCGCATAGCAATCGATAAATCTTTCCGTCAATATTGTTGGTCTCCATAATCTAATTAGATACCGTATACTTTATACTCTATTCTTTTTCTGATAGCATTTTCAAATTTTAACGATTTTGAAAATTCTATCAGCAATTTATATTAACACCGTAGTTGTATTCTATTATTGTACCATTTAGACCGTACGAATATAGTGCCATTTCATATCAGAACAGATCAATTCCCATGTCTTGTCCTGCAAATACAACTTATCGCGATTTTTGAGCAGAGGAAAGCAAGCCAGATACTCATCCATCTCGAGCAATTCGCAAAACTTATAAAGTACATAACCATATGACAAAAAGTTGCGTCGACCCTTAGGACAATGCTTCTTGAATGATGGTTGAATTTCCCGAAACATATGGCGCAACTTTTCTTCATCTTCGCGTGACATAAATGGAGCGTGTTGGCCGTTCAGGCGATTGATGATATGAGGAATGTGTTCGTAATATTTCGAGCATTTCATTTTCCGAAGAATTTCACGCAACTTTGTGGGCTTGAGAGAACCCATATTTGTGATGCGCTCCTTCTTGAGTTGAATCAAGATCTCATCGTAAATATCGGCGGGAATTTCAGTACTTTCTTTGGCCTGAAATTGCGCGAGCCATTCATTAAAATGATTAATTTTCTTATAGGCATAATAACAAATTTCTCGAGGGGGATCCTTATAGGATGGCTTATCACTATCGACCAAAATGAATTCCTGATGTCCGCATTTTGCGCATGTGAGATTGGCCTCATTTAAACACATATTCATTTCATTTCCGCAACGCTCGCATAGAGTCCAAGGATCATCATATTCATCCTGATTGTTTCGCCCCATGGCAGGATCCTCCAAATGCAAATATTCATTGAGAAGCTGATGGCGCTGAAAGCTCTTCTTTTCATTGGATGGAAGGGGTTCAGAACCATCATTACTGGAATCCAGCCGAAAGGAGCGAAGAGTATCCTCCACATCCTGTGTTTTCTCTTGAGCGACTTCCTCTAAAATAGCTAAAATGGATCCAGGTTTTGCCTTATTGGAAGTAAATGTTGCGGTACCTTGCTGGATTTGATCTTGGATATCATAATAATTATAGAGAATGTCACCTGTTCGAAGATAATAATCCATTACTTCTGTCCCATTCTCAATAGACTTAATCCGTTTTTCTAGCAATTCAGCATCGCGCTCCCATCTCCAACTTTCCATATCAGAGGTTGCCTCTTTGATTTTCTTTTGAAGACGGACCAGATCTTCTTTATACTGTGCGATGTTTTCTCGTTCTTCCATCATGGTCTGAACTTTCTGATTATGGATGGCATCGAGCGTGGTACGAGCTTCTGGATTGCTTCGCTTAGAGCTCTTTACTTTAAAAAACGCACTATCACTCATCGGTGTACTTATACGGTATGTGCGGAATGGTTTTAAACCCCTCCTGCCATGAATCCGCGGTTGATTGTTTATAACCGCGTTTGAAACCTATAAAAATGCATACGGAGGAGAGCCGGCGACCCATTCACCCAATCATCGACAAGAATACTGAGAATTCATGCTGATGAACACGCAATCAATTGTATATTTTGAAAGAGACACATTTGATATTATAATTACTTACTAAAAATGAAAATAAGATCAAAAAATCATCCCGGCCAATTTTTCAAAAATTGTGTTTTCCCAAAATTATTTTGTATTGTCTAAGTATAAAACCCACAAATGACCGGAGGAGGATTGATGCAACTTGTAGCTTACGGCGCCCAGGACGTGTACCTGACTGGCAACCCGCAGATCACTTTCTTCAAGGTGGTGTACCGCCGCCACACCAACTTTGCCATGGAGTCGATCGAGAACCCGTTTAACGGCGCCCCGAACTTCGGCAAGAAGGTCACCTGCACCATTCAGCGCAATGGTGATTTGATCCACCGTATGTACCTCCAGGCCACCCTGCCGCAGGTTCAGCTGCAGGTGACGGACGGTTCTGGCGCTCAGTTCCGTTGGCTCAACTGGATCGGTCACAACATCATCGATTATGTTGAGATTGAGATCGGTGGTCAGCGCATCGACAAGCAGTATGGTGACTGGCTCCACATTTGGAACGAGCTCACTCAGGAGGCTGGCAAGCAGGCCGGTTATGCCAAGATGGTTGGCAATGTGCCCGAGCTCACGAACCTCCTGTACCAGGGTGGCTCGACTTGCGACAACGACTGCTATGGCGGTGAGCCCCTCACCTCTGAGGTCATCACCTCGTGCGCCCCGATGTACACCCTGTACATCCCGCTCCAGTTCTGGTTCTGCCGCAACCCAGGTCTTGCTCTGCCGCTGATCGCCCTCCAGTACCACGAGGTCCGCATCAACCTCGAGTTCAACACCCTCAACAATGTCTGCTGGGACTACTCGAACTCCTCGGACCCCCACGCGATCCGCAACCGTGTCGGCCAGTGCGGTCTCGCCGCCGCCTCTCTCTATGTCGACTACATCTACCTCGACACGGATGAGCGTCGCAAGTTCGCCCAGGTCTCGCACGAGTACCTCATCGATGTTCTGCAGTTCACTGGCGGTGAGTCGATCACCTCCTCGGCCAACAAGCTCAAGCTGAACTTCAACCACCCATGCAAGGAGCTCATCTGGGTCGTCCAGCGTGACTCGTTCGTGTCGTGCGACGACAACATCATCAACCCATGGAAGGGTCAGCAGCCGTTCAACTACTCGGACTGGTGGGACCGCTGCGTGCTCGAGTCGGGTTACTCCGTCACTCGTGTTGAGGGTATGGCCGGCAAGAACCCGACCATCACTGGTCTCCTCCAGCTCAACGGCCACGACCGCTTCTCGGTTCGCGATGGCAACTACTTCAACTGGGTCCAGCCGTACCAGCACCACACCAACATCCCAGCGGTTGGCATCAACGTGTACTCGTTCGCTCTCCAGCCAGAGCAGCACCAACCCTCGGGCACATGCAACTTGTCGCGTATTGACAACACCACGCTGCTGTTGACTGTCTCGAACAACGCCGTCGGCACCAACCTGTCGTCGACTGTTCGCGTGTACGCCACCAACTACAACGTTCTTCGTATTATGTCGGGCATTAACTTCGTACTAAACGCTTGCGCTGCGTTACTGTACGGATTTGCATTAGCAAATCACCTGTGCTCAAGAGCTAGCTGCCCTGCCAACAAGCAGGGGCAAACAGTATGACTAGCTAGTGGTTTTGGAGAGATCCAAGACTGCAAGATGACCTGGTTGCGGGAAACCCCTTACAACCTTTGCTACTACTCTTTTTTGGAAACATCTAAGAGAATCCAGGGTAATGACCTCGGACACAGTAAAAACGCAAAGGATTGGGCAATCCGCAGGCGAGTTCCTAACGCCGCTATGATAGGCAATGGAACCGTTTCAGAGACTGCAAAGGCATCGGTAATCAATGAAGGTCTAATCAACCTGAGGTTGCCTAAGGTACAGTCCATCCTCCTTGGAAACATGGAGGGAATGATCACTTGGGGTGGTCTTGCTTATTCGAACTAAGCGCTTTTTGCTTGGTTATTGTATTACATTTTGTATTACAACAAAAAATAATAAAAATAAATATATTTTTTAATTCCGATGATCGGTACATAAAAAATATATAGGAAGTACATAACAACATCGCTTTCTTGGCCGAGAAAGCGATTTAGAGAAAATTAATAAATTGAATAAATAAAATTGAGTGTTCTATTTAATATTTTTATTGTACTAAGAATACAATGAGCGAATTTACAAAAGATTTAGATGAATTGGTATATATTTCTGGTAAAAAAGTAAATTTAACAAGACACCTCCAGAAAAATTACAAAGAAAATATTCATTATATTACACAAAAAATAACTAAAAAAGGACACGGTGGTCAAAATAAAACAACATTTCTTCTTACAGAAACAGCATTTGAATTGTTAAAAAATTCATACAATCTGCGAAATAGATATATTGTTAATGTAAGCGATACTGTTAAAACCGTAAATATTGGCATGTGTGTTGAAAATCAGACAATTGGATTTATTGAAAATTCGTTTAAAGGAGTCATTGAATGTAAACGACAATATATTATAGGTATATATCGTATTGATTTATATTTTCCAGATTATCATTTGGCAGTTGAATGCGATGAATATAATCATGCCGATAGAGATCCAGATAAGGAAAAAATAAGGGAGGATTATATTCTATCACAGGGTAATAAATTGATACGTTATAATCCAAATACTTCTGAATTTGATTTATCAAATGTACTTCGAGAAATACATATAGTAATTTTAACTAAATAAAAATTAGCCAAAAATCCCTCGCAAAAGTCTTAGATAAACCCATTCTATATAAGGAATATTATTTCAAGAGTCTTGGTGAGAAATTATTTTTGTAACCCTTAAACGCACCAAAAATTGACCGGCCACGCATCTTATCATCTACGGTATATACAAGAATGTCCTGTCAGGCCCCCATCCAACAAGGCGCAAGAAAAGGCGAACTCTGTGGTAAAAACACAACCGAGCAATACTGTTCTAAGCACAAACGCCAGGCCATCATGGATAAAGCTGAGAAGGAGAACATCAAGTACTGTGACATTGCACGCGGTTGCTATACTGTTCTGGAAGATCATCAGGCAAAATGCGCGCATTGCCTTCATAAGGCCCGAATCAATGACCGAAAAGCAAATGATAAGAAACGACAAGATCCGAATCTCTGTTTGGACTGTGGTCGAACACTAACAGATGAGATACGAGCGAAAGGAAAACATGAGAAACATCTTCGAAGATGTGTTCCGTGCTATACAAAGTTACAAGAACAAGAAAGCAAACGACCCAAAAGAGAGCGAAATTACAAAGCAGAGGCATGTACCAATAAACATGTCATCTGGAATCATTATGTCAAAGGCGCCAAGAAGCGCGGCATTGATTTCTTACTTTCTAAAACTCTCTTTCAAGAATTGATTGTCAAACCATGCTTCTACTGCAATCATCAAAAGGCTGGCGAAGTCAATGGACTCGATCGCATCGATAATCAAAAAGGATACATGGAAGAAAATGTGGTCCCCTGCTGCGAAACCTGTAATGTCCTAAAAGGTTCACAACATCCACAGGAGTTTATTGATAAGATGCAGGCGATCTATTTATATCAAACCAAACAACAACCCATTTCTCCCGAATTACTGGAAAAATGGGTCACCTATCCGTCCAAAACAACGCCATCCTATAAAACTTATTCAAAGAACGCAAATTCACGCAATATCTCCTTTGAACTATCGGAAATAGAATTTTCAGAAATTGTCAAACAACCATGTTATCTCTGCGGTCAAATAGGAAATAATGGAATTGATCGCCAGGATAATTCAAAGGGATATTTGCTCGAAAATTGTAAGCCATGTTGCGGACATTGTAATTTGATGAAAAGAGATCGAACCTATGAGTCGATTCTACAATGCGCATCGCGTATGAACCATGCTGAATTAACGACTTTCATCTCTTCTAAACAAATTCCGATTCGAACATCAAAGTTTGAGGCACGAATCAAAGTAGAACATCCTGAAACACAAGAAACGGTCTCGCTGGAATATAAGCCTCTAAATGAGATCATTGTTCCACAAGAGCCCATTCCGCTGGAAATTCAACAAATAGTAAAGAAGAAAGAGGTAGCACCCAAGCAATGGAAAACCAAACAGATCAATGAATTTATTCAGAGTCATCGAGAAAATGAATACAAGGAATACTGTGAGCAGAACAATGATATGTCAAACTATCCGACTTGGGAGAAAGACTGGATGGCCTTTATCCTATCAGTCAAAGGCAATAAAGAAGCAGATCCCATTATTAAGGCATTTGTCGAAAATCTGAGACGAATTCGTCACAATCAATTATGTGCAAAGGATACCGTTGAAAAAGAAGACCGAGAAATCTGGCCGGCAACTACGGTAGCAAAAGCATTTCTGGAGGGAAAGTTGGAGAAATTCAAGGCGTATACGGAGGCACATGCAGGAGAAAATGCAAATGATCCAAAATGGATGAAGCGATGGTCTGCCTTTGTAGAGTCTCTGGAGCAGAATCGTGATCACCACCAAGAATTAAAAAAACAGTGCAGCAAATTTATGGCTGCGCAACGAATCAAAAAATATAGAACATCTAAAACATAAAGCCCAATGAACAGAAATAATCATGTCTATTTTTCTTCGTACCTTTCCATTTCGCCGCGTACCAGGACATCGACAAATGTCCTATCGATGTTCCGAAGAGAGTAACCTATTTAGCACTACCTTTAAAGTTAATGTATGTATACTTCTATCTACATCGGTGATATGTAGTCACATTGAAAATGCGGTGTATTCATTGCGAAGAGATCAAAAAGAGTCTGAAAAACGAGTATAGGACAAATACAAACATTAACTATTTCTGATGAAATAATAGATACGATGTCATCTGCGGCCTTTAGAAAAACACGAAGGCGTTCTAAACATAAACGAAAGACCCGCAAATCATTACGAAGATCAAGCATAAGACGCCATCAAAAAGGGGGGTTTACAGAACATGAATTATCAGAAGTAGTAAAAAAACATTTTACAACATTTACAGTACATAAAGATTATTATGACGAACCAACGGGTGCCTATACATTTGAGGTTACATGTGTGGGGGGTCGTCCTGTTATTTTTACGATTTATCCACCTGACAATAATATACAATACCCGTCTAACATTGTAGAAATCGATTATCTAACCAAATGTAATAAAGAAAAAGGAGGAACAATCTTACGCAAGATCATAGAAATCTCCAGAGAATGGGGTGTTATCCAAATTAATCTATCAGATTCCAGTACATTTGGTTGTGACATTCCATTATCCATTTATCACATTTTAAAAGACGGAGTTTCATGGTATCATACATTTGGATTTGTCTCAGCCGATGATGAAAAAGAAATGGCACATAATAAAGAAATGAGGAATAAGCCATTAAGCGAATTTATTCGTCTTATTTTGTGTAAACCACCTCATCACGAAACTCCTGAAGAATTATTATCAAGATGGCATGACTTATTTCCAGAAAGTATAGAAGATCCTACCATACATGATATGATACAACAGATACCTGTATCAGAATTTATGGATGATTGTGACGATCCTAGAACAATATTATTACAAGAAACATTGAACTATGCTAAAACATGCGGAATTCGATATAAAACAAAACTACATTTGGTGCTATAAATGATTCAAATAGTATCTATTTGACAATATCATATCAAATAGATAATTTTAATCAATACCATTTTCTTTATAATTAACCAAGATTGGCACCATCGCCGCCCGCCATCGCTTGAACAGCGGTACACTTGATCACCTTCTTACAGATAAAGGCAGCATCATCAGCGGGTACATTCTTCTCGGTCAACTCTGCCTGGCACTTGTCGCATGGGATTCCTGCCAATTCAGATAGAACCTGAGTAACGGTTGGTGCCGGCTTACATTTCAATACCTTGTTGCAGAGGAACTGGGCGTCATCGGCTGGAATATCATCTGCAAGCTTTGCCAAGCACTTATCACACTGAATAACCGCAAGAGCTACTTTTGGTGCGACGGTGGTCGGCTGAGGAGTTACGGGCACGCACTTCAATACTTTATTGCAAATCTTCGCCTGGTCGTCTGCTGGCAAATCGGCAAACTTGGCAAAGCATGCGTCACAGGACATGGCAGAACTATCGGAGATAGTCGGTGTAAGAGCGATTGCAAGTGCGTTGGTCTTTGTTACGCAGACGCCGTGGCCGAGATGCTGTTTATCACAAAGGTTGAAGCACTCATCGGAGTCACATGAAGCTACATCGTATATTCCCTTTCCGCACTGGCATCTTCCAGGGCCGGGCAGCTTAATGCTATCTTCATTCTTGGTGACACATGACTCTTGGATACCGCCCGCGTTCTGGCGGCACTCGATGTAGCACGCCGAAGCCTTGCAATCGGAAACTTGGAACTTTTGCACGTGGCCATCCTTAAACTTGCA